CTCGCCTCCCATGTCACCATGGGAAACTATGTACATAACTGCAAAATAGGTAGTTAAAAACTTCTAAATGAAACGTAGAAGAAAAACCTAAAATTGACTTTATGTACAGGCGAGACTGTCTGACTCTTAAAGGCCTGACCTAAGCTAAAAGCCTCGAGACTAATCCCGAGGTAAAATACCTAGATCAACCCTTACAAAAGAGTTAGATTAGTCTCACGACGCGCTAGCGCCGCACTAAGAGGTCAGCTCTTAGATTAACGCACCACTCATTTTTCAATGATTGTGGCACGTTTATCGATGTTCGTGCATATAGTACACCCATCCAAAACACCTTACAGAGATGGGTACGCTCAATTTATGGAGTGAGCTCCTCCGCAGGAATTATGGCTCCTGCAACCCTGTACGGTATTAACCGACCGTACGCGGTGTAAATTGAAACACTAGGAAGACTCGTTGAGAGTGTACTCATAATAAATGGGCACACCCGTGAAGAAGAACAACGAGAAATCCTCTGCCACAGCATCAAACTGTTGGAAAAGTGTGAAATCAGTGAGAATGTTCGAGCCTTGACCAGCATAGGTCACATCAAGAGTCCTAACATTGTGTGAATTGCTTTGCAAATCTTGAGCGGAAATGGCTCTTGACGCCGCAAAACGGTCCGGACGATAATAAGGCAATTCAACTTCAAGAGTATCATTAATGCCTAAATTTGTCGCCGCAGATCCATTTCCTGACAAGTTATTCCACCTAGAAGACAAATACTTCTGGATTACTTGTCTCCCTGTAGCCGCAAGGATCTCAGAATTGAAGAAAGTTCCATTTCCCGTTCCATAATACTCATCCCTGGAAACCATGGGAGAGTACTCAATGGAATTCGAAGTGGAAAAATAGAACTTCTTCCGCATTCCACCGCGGTAACCAGCATACGCTGGCAAAAACCACGAATGGAAAGCAGTGGGTCCCACCGTCAAGGGTGTAACGCCATCCTGAGCAATATCAATTCCACTAGGATCATAACCCGTGTGATATGGTAGATTCTTGTTCCTCAGACCGTTAATGCGCACCGCGTCTACACTAGCTTTGGTTGGATACCAATAGCGAGTAAAACAATAGCGCTTGCATAATTCTCTGATGGAACACGGAGGATCACCGTAATACACTAGGTAAGTGGCATCTTCTTGATCTGATTTACTGGCAATCGTCACCATTTCAGACGGAGAAGTTGGTTTGTCAGACATAGTGGTGTCCCCAGTCTCAACATTGGGGCTTCCACTCTGCGAAGGCAAAGGCTCAGGCCACAAATGAAAACCACTAAGGCTATCGTTGGTGGGCGCTGCCAACTTGAAATCGTCACAAGCAGAAACAAAAACATTGATACTGATAGGTGCGTCAATACTAGGACACACAAGATCATTGAGAACGACCAATTCCAAAATTCCATTTTCTTGGCCTTGATTGTTGAGTAACCTTGCAACACTGGAAAAATTTGAACCAGTGCTATAAGGCTGCCCACAATTCAACCATGGAACAGATTGGCCCCAACCAACCACAATTTCGAAATCGTCCGTTTCGGCGATATCGATCACTCTGGAATAGTTGGTATTGTAATCAATGCTTGATGTGAACTGGTTCGGATCCCACCTTGCCAAAATGCGACCTTTGTGAAAATCGCTTTTGACAATCTGGAATCGGAACTTGAGCGAACCTTGCCACTGCTCGAAAACACTGGCCATGTGAGCCAATGGAGTCATATGAATTTCTCCACTAATGTTATCGAGCTGCATCGGCAACACTCGGGTGTTCCACAACAGAGTGTCCGGACCAGCATCTGGAGCCCAAGAAAACTGAGTCAAATAAGATTCTCGCTTCACATAATCGAGAATACCCATTTCATCAGCTCCATCCAAACCCACTGTACGTGAATCCACTGATAATTCTGCCTTGCTATCCAAAGTAAGCTTCAGAGCAGCATCAGCAGCATCAGTGTTTGCAAGATTTCCAGCAGGCATTGGTTTGAACTGTTGAATGTCAGTGATAACATTTGGCCTTGAATATCCAAACATTTGCGCAATACGACTGGTAGCATTTGCTCCAATTTGAGTTGCGGTCATGTAAGGACCAATAACAGGCAAATTCGACAGTGCGCCAGCTGCTTTCGCAACTGCTGCCGCAGGCTTCGAAATAATACCCTGACCATACTCATCATTCGAATTGATGGCGTTTCCTTGATCTTTGGCATTGACACGCTTCCCACGCCTACCACTCTGTGAGACAAGAGGTGGAACAGACGATGTAGGAATTGTGAGTACCACATCTTCGGCCCAAATGTATGTTGTGATGGTGACAGGATCATCGCCACCATTAGCATGCAAAAGGTTTCCAAACGATGAAATGACAATCTCACCCATGTCATCCCAATCGGCATCAGGAATGCTGAGATAGTTCTTGGGCCAAAAGAAAGGAAGACACAAATCGCCTCCAGTATTCTTCGTTGGATTGAGAAAGAAATGAGGTTTCTGTGAAGCTTGAATCAAATCCTGAGAAATGAAACTCCTGCTCACAGTTACCTGATCATTTGCAGTGTACGGATTGTAAGAAACTAAGGCGCGACCATAATGAAACTTGGTCCCTGAAATTACCATTTTCACATGCAATTTCATGCGCAACAATTCATAGTTCTTGATCTTATCTCGCACAAACGAATTCTCACAAAATGCTTTCCAAGGGTTGAACTTATAAAAGAAAGGTTGGCCAATAAGCCAGGTCTGCGCTGACTGGCGAATAGGGCGTCCAAGAAAGTTGCCCAATTCACTATCAGTATTTTTCGCTAGATCCATTGTCGGCTCATAATAACCTACTTTCTCTGTGACCCAACCAGCATCCTGGTCAGCAAAAGCAGTAATTTGTTCTGTAGTCATAGGAGCCAGCTCCTTCTCCTCTGTTCCTGGTGGAGGTTGAGAATCTGAAACAACTCCTGACTGCGAGACCAAAAACGTACTTTCCAATTGACGAATCCGTTTCTCAAGCTGGGAAACATGTCTGTATTTCTTTGCAAGTTTGTCCTTCAGTTCTTTGTTACGGAACCTAAGGATTTCAATCTCATTCAGTTCATCAAACGATTCAACACGATGAATAGCTTGCATAGTAGTGTTCAATTCGGTATTTTTATTGAGGGTACCGTCCTCCAAGATTCTATGTAGATAAGTAATGCAATTTGTACAAATATCATGTGCGGTGCATCAATCGACAACATGACAGTGCTATTTTTGTGGGCGTCACCCCGTCGCTAAATAACGACTATATACAATGACTACTTGTGTAGCTGTCCACAAATTGCAGGTAATGCAGAACCTACAACCTGTGCGTTAATCAAACACAAGCAACTATTTTTAGCTTATCCAACGCATAGTTGCGGTGGCCCCCGGTATTAGAAGCCCCCAGGGCGGGCTTTCGAGAAGTTGACCTAAAGGTCAAACTTCTCACGGTACCACGCCAAACGTTCGTCATAGCTCATAATTGGTCCTACGTACCCCTGAATTCCAGCGGCACGTGCAACCTCTTCGAGCTGCGACTTACGCGACGTGTAGACCTCTCGACCACACTCAAAATACTTCAATGCCACATTCTGAATAGCCTCCGCACTCGACTGTTCCATAGACAAAATCTTGGACCTCAAGTGCGTATGCAACATCTTAGCAATTGAATCATCCTCGACAGGCGAACGGTACAAGTTCAATTCCTCATCCCACACAGCATAATGCTTCAAAAACGAAGCCTCACTAAGTGGAATGAAAGGAACGGACTTAGCATCCTTGTCGGCCATAGTGTACTTGATACTCACTTTGGCCAACTGCTCAGCAATAGCAGTGTGATTGAAGTCATCATACCCTTCCGCAACGGTCATAATGTTGTCATCCCCATAAGTCATGGCGGAAACCTTGTCGCCAAACAAAGGTGTCCTCCACCACTTCTTCTCCTGAGCAATAGCATACCAGCAGTATCGCAAATACAAAGAATTCACGACACTGTTGATTATGACAGTCAATGGGTGACCAGAAGGATTTGATCCCATGAACTGAACCAAAGTTCCAAAATAATCATAGGTTGGATAAGTGATCTCAGTGGCAATACCACGCATAACAGTGAGATCGTCCTCATCGTAATTTCCACTCTTTTCTGCTAGACTAATCAAAATCTTGAAAGCAGCTGACATGAATTGAGGGCTCATCCGCCCATCAAACTTGGCATAATCACCAGCAATAGCACGGTCCCAACCATGCTTTCCAATGTGCTCAAACAACTCTGTCCATTCAGGTGATTGGACGACAGTGCCAACAGCACACTCAGTGACAACCTTGTTCCTCTGCACCAAAGCAGCAAGAGTTAGGAAATACCTGCGCACCAAGAAAACAAAGGCAAAATTTGCAGCAGCAAATACTCGCACCTTGTCCTTAGTCATTTTGGTAGGCTCATCCTTCAATGAAGCTTTAAAGATGGTGTTTATTGACTCTCCCGTCAACAACCTT